TTATGGGTAGTTGATGATGTTGAAGGTATCAACGCACCTGGAAAATCAGAATTATTAGTTAGAATTCCTAGCGATTTTGTAATTAATATTGGTTTTGCAGATGATGCTGATGGTTCTAAATTCTCTAGAAAACTAGATGGAATGATGAATGATGCTCTTATGACTGGAAGAGAAACCGAAGTTGTAGGATCTTACGATAAACTAGTTGGTAGAAACAATATTGAAATTAGAAGTTCTGTATTTTTAACAATCGACGCAAAATAATTAATAAGATGCCAGCTACAAGCAAAACACAACAAAGACTTATGGGAGTTGCATACGCCGTTAAAAAAGGGTATATGCAACTTTCTGACGTTGGAGAAGAATATCGCGAAAAAGTGGCTGACTTAGTACACTCTATGACTACACAACAACTTAAAGATTTTGCAGAGACTTCTCATGAAGGCCTACCCGAAGATGTTAAAGAATCATCAATGGGATTTGCTGTAAATACTGGAGGTCCTCAAAGTACAATGATGCCAGGTGCTGGTATGGGAAACATTAAACTTCCCCCATCATTTGCAAAAGGAGCTGTTGGTTCTGGAGATGTTCCAGCCGGAGCTGGTTGGGCAGAAGACGAATATGAAGAGCAAAAGAAAAGACGCAAACAACGCGAGAAAGAAGCTAAAAATGCTGAAAAGCCGGTTAAAACGTTTGAGCAATTCATGTTTGAGAAATTAAAAACATTAGACAATTAATCTGTATAAGTACAGTAACACTATCAAATGGAATTCTTACTACTAAACGCAGGAAAAGATAAAAGCTGGTCAAGCACAGCAGTATCAAAGATTATCAAATCAATTGATTCATGCGAATGCCTTGGTCAATTAATGACTTGCCGATCATTAGTAAATAATTTTATGTTTGCATCTATTATTTCAGGAAAAGAATCAGACGACAAAGATCTGGTATTAATAGCCTCCCTGCTACACTTCCTTATAAAAACCAAAGAAACTCAATTGATTACCGAAATGGTAGGAGAGATCGATAAAAGTTTTTTTGAATTACTTCACTAAATATTTTTTTATGTCAAGAAAATTGTTTATATTTACATATAAATAATTAGCACATGATAAAATCAATCAACGAAAAGAAAAAAGGTCCAATCGAAATCGATCTTAACGGACCAGAAGGCAACGCATTCTATCTAATGGGAATGGCCAATGACTTTGCTAAACAACTCGGTTGGTCGCAAGAGCAAAGAGCAAAACTTAGAGTAGAGCTGACATTCTCAGACTACGAAAACCTAATCAACATCTTCGATAAATATTTCGGCGAATATGTAATTTTATATCGATAATTTCGAAACTTTTTTGAACTAACGTATATAATTACTAAACATATCGAGAAATGAGTATTTTAGAAGAAGCAGACAAAATCGTCAATCACAGATCAGAAGAAGCAGACCGTAATTATGGTCCTTTTTCAGAAGGTATGGATCGTGCAGCCTTAATTTTTCAAGGCATGACCGGATTCCCAGTAACTGGAGAACACATGTTTAAAGCCTTAGTTGCTTTAAAATTCTCTAGAGAAAGTTACAATCACAAGCAAGATAATTTGTTAGATGCAGTTGCCTATATCCAAGGATTAGAGAACTACATCAACGATAAAACAAAAGCAAATGATTAGTATCTATGATGTAAAGGATAGTTTGGTCGGCAAGAAAATTGCAATTGATGATGTTGTAACAACTTACAGCTCTAGACCAGAATCTCACAAATCAGCATGGACATATTTATTAATGTCCCAACTAAAAAGTCTAGGATTGGATGTTACTGTTTTAACAAAAGACGGAAACATTCATGATTTTGACGTTTGGATGGTAGCCTTACCGATGGAATTCCAAGGTAGTTACAATCTTTTTGGCGGTGCAGGAGATGAACCAGCCGCAAGAATTCAAAGATTTATTGATTTTAAAGGAGAAGTATATTGTCTTAATAGACAAATGCCAGACGTTGGTGTTTTTGCACAAAGTAGAATGTCATCATGCACAGACAACTGGAAAGCTTTAGACGTTGAACTCCTATCAACAAGGGCAAAGTCAGTAGAAACTATTGATTTAACCCTTAACAACGGTACCTTTGTACTAGGTGATAGCCATTCAGTATCTGCTTATATTCCCGGAGCCGATATTTCCAGAAATGATGGTAAAACATTATTTGGAATTCTTAAAGAAGGAATCGGTACTTATGTACCGCAAGGCACCAAACATTTAATAACTTATTTTGGCAATATCGATATTAGACATCATTTATGCCGCCAAGCCGATCCAGTAAAAGCAACTGAAGAACTAGTTAGAAACTATGTTGACCAGCTAAAAACATTAAACATCGAAAAGATTAGTGTTATGCAATTACTTCCAATCGAGCATGAAGAGAGAAGAATTCCACAAACTGGATTCTATAAGAAAACTCCATTTTATGGTTCATTAGAAAAAAGATTGGAAATCTGTCGAATTTTCAACAAAAAGCTGAGTATATATCTAAGTGAGGCCGGGTTCGAATTAATCGAATGGCCTATTGAATGGTACAACATAAGTCCTAAAGACTATGCCGACACTTATATGGAAAAGCCTGGTTCAGTTCACCTTTCTAGAGAATATTATCAATATGATTTTGAAACTGGAGAGAAGAAGAAAAAACCAACACCTAAACCAAAAGTAGTAAGCCTATTTTGAAACATTTAATAAAAATCACGTATAACTTAAACAAATTACGAAAACCATGAGTAAAATCAAAGTTGCAATCATTGGAACAGGAAACTGCGCCAAGTCTCTAGTAGAAGGAGTACAATTCTACACTGAAAATCAAGCAAACATCGACGGTATGATGAGAAGCGACATCGGTGGTTACACTGCAAAAGACATTGAATTTGTCTGCGCATTTGATATCGATGAACGTAAAGTTAATCAACCCCTAGGAATTGCTTTGAAACAAAAACCAAATTCAGCATGGAACATTGTTGAAACAATTACATCAGAAGCTCCAGTTTATGAAGCTCCAGTAATTGATGGTTACGCATTGTTAATGGATGCATATCCAGAAGCAAATCGTTTCTTAGTTTCTGAAGAATTGAGAAATTCATCAGAAATGAATCGCACAGACTGGACTGATAAAAAGTCTCGTCTTTGGAAAGACAGAGTTATTGCTCAGTTAAAAGAACATGAAGTAGAAGTATTGATTAACTATTTACCAGTAGGTTCTCAAAACGCTACAGAATTTTGGGCTGAAATCTGTCTAGAAACTGGAATCTCTTTAGTAAACTGTATTCCAGTATTTATCGCATCTGATCCAGCATGGGAGAAACGTTTTATCGACGCAGGTATTCCATTAATTGGTGACGATATGCGTTCTCAATTTGGTGCATCTATCTTGTCTCAAATGTTACAAGAACTTGCATTCGAAAGAGGACATGTTGTAAAAGCACACATTCAGCGTAATGTTGGTGGTAACACTGACTTCTTGAATATGGAAGACAAAACTCGTTTGAAATCTAAAAAGATTTCTAAAGAAAACGTAATTCGTGCTCAAAACGAAATACGTGGAATTGCAACCGAAGGTTCATTCCTTCATGCTGGTCCTTCTGAGTATATCTCATATTATGGAGATAATAAAGTTGCTAACTTCCGTTTAGAACTTGAAGGATTTGGTGGAGCACCAGTAATCTTTGATGCTCAACTTTCAGTACAAGATTCTCCAAACTCTGCAGGAGTTGTAATCGATGCCCTTCGTTACTTAAGAGTTGCAAGAGAAATGGGAATAGTTGGAGCCTTAAGAGGTCCTTCTGCTTTCACACAAAAAACACCTCCTCAACAAATGATGTTTACAGACGCTGTTCAAGAATGCGAAGCATTAGCTCACCGCAAACTAACAACGGTTACTGCTAAACAGGTTAAAGGAGCTTAATTCAAAAACTAAGATGGAGAAGCGATTCTCCATCTTTTTAATTTACAGCCATGTCAATATTCAGGAAGTGGTTAAAATTTAAACCAATGACACATAAAATATACGCATACGATTTTGATGGAGTAGTTTCCCTTGGTATCAGACCAAGATTTAGTGATGATGTTATCATAACAGGAAGATGCCAAGAAGAGGCAGCTTATGTTTTTGAAAAACTAGCAGAACTTAATATTGCCACTAATGTTTATTTTAATCAAATGACATTAGCAGAAAGAGGAGACCATACCGTAGAAGCTAGAATCTTTTCTGGAAAACATAAAGCCAAAACAATTTCTGATCTGAAAAAAGATGGAGTTGAAGTTGTTAGATTTTTTGAAGATGATGAGGTTCAAATGGCAGTAATCAAACAAGCACATCCAGAACTAGATATAGTTCATATAGTATCAAACTTAGTAGAAAAATAACAGATTATGCTGACACCAGTACAAAGAGAATTAAAAAGAAAATACATTAAGTATTTAAACGCGACAGAATCAGTTGACAAAAACATGATTGTTGATTGTATTACTAATTACATGACTCCGGAAATAGACTTTACTGATAAAGTTTGTTTAGATCTAGGTGGAAATGTTGGAGGTTTTACTAAAGTAGCAATTGATGGAGGAGCTAAAGCAGTTTATACTGTAGAATGCGATATTCGCAATTATGAAAAAATGGCAGAAAGTTTTGCAGACGAACCTAAAGCAAACATAATTCATGCTGCAGTATCGGATAGTACAGCACCTTCTATTAGAATCTATAAGGGTAATAGCCAACAAGCGCATTGTTCAGTTTCTATTATGAAACGTAGCAAATTTACCGACTACGATGAAGTTATTAACATTCATATTAGCGAGCTTTTAAAGAAATATCAACCAGATATTATTAAAATCGATATTGAAGGTGCTGAATATCAAATTATAGAATTTGTAGAAGCATACCAACCAGAAGCTCTATTCGTAGAATTGCACATGGGTAAAGTTAAACAATATGCACAACCTACATTAGAAAGATTAACAGCGTTATACCCAAAGCAGCACATTAAAGAATTAATAGTATTTCAAAGTGTAGCAGGTTACGATTGTTGGTTCACAAAATAAAAATTAAAAAATGAGAGATAGAGTAAATATGGAAGTGGTTAAAGATATCGGTAGATTCTTTAACAAAGTTAACGAAAGAGCTCTCTACAATATGGGTGTTCTAGATACTTATAGTAGCGACGGAGACGATGCGTTAGGAGAAACAGTAGAATACTT